CGTTACAGGAACCGCCGCACTAACGGTGGACGACAACCTGGCGCACTTCCCGGACCAGGACGCCCTGGACGCCGCAACGGTTCCGGCCGCCACCTGGCAGAAGGCGGCCGAGGCGCTGACCGCAAGCCTGGTGGCGGAGCTGAAGGACGGCAAGACACCGGACGAGTTGCTGGCCGTGTTGGCCGACCACTATCCGCGCCTGGACACCCGCGACATGGAGGAGCTGTTGGCCCGCGCCATGTTCCTGGCCGAGGTCTGGGGCCGCATTTCGGCGCAGGCTGATGCGCAGGCGGGATAGCCCGTGGCCATGCCGCCCAACGGAATGGAAGGCGTGTCCCTGTCCTACGCCCTGGGCCTGCCGCCCAAGGACGCCATAAGCTACCTGGAGTCCAAAGGCGCGCAGATCACCTTCGACTGGAAAGAGGTATGGCAGAATGCCCAGGCCAAGGCCTTCACCGTGGCAGGCGTGGCCCGGCTGGACGTGCTGGAGGACATCCGGGGCGCGCTCAAGACGGCCCTGGCCGAGGGCAAGACGCAGAAGTGGTTTGCGCAGCAGCTGGAGCCCGTGCTGCGCGCCAAGGGCTGGTGGGGCAAGCGCATGGAAACCGGCGCGGACGGGAAAAGCCGCGTCGTCAAAATGGGCAGCCCGGCGCGGCTGAACCTCATCTACCGCCAGAACATGCAGACCGCTTACATGGCCGGGCGCTACAAGCAAATGCTGGAGAACGCCGACAACCGGCCCTGGTGGCGCTATGTGGCCGTGCTGGACCAGCGCACCCGCCCGGCGCACCGGCTGCTGAACGGCCGCACCTTCCGCTTTGACGACCCCTTCTGGTCCAGCCACTACCCGCCCAACGGCTGGGGCTGCCGCTGCCGCGTGCAAGCGCTTTCGGACGTTGGCCTGGAGCGTGAGGGCCAGGTGGTGGAACTTGGCCAGGACCGCATGGTTACGCGCGAGGTGGAGCTGGTGGACCGGCGCACTGGCGAGGCCACCATGCGCCAGGTGACGGGCTACAAGATCGGCCCAGCCACCGACGCCCCCACGGTCTGGACTGACCCCGGCTTTTCCTACAACCCCGGCCAGGCGGCCTACGGGCTGGACATGGAAGCCGCACGGCGGCTGTCCCTGGTGACGGACACCAGCCTGCGCGCCCAGGCCGTGCAGGCCCTGAACGGCAACCCGGCCAGGCAGGCGGCGTGGGAGAGCTTTGCGCGCACCGTGCTGGACACCCGGCACGGCGGCACGGCCCAGGCCCAGGTGGTGCATTTCATGCGCGGCGAGGTGGCCCAGGCCGTGCGCGAGCTGGGCGGCGAGCCGGTGCAGGTGGTGACGGCCAGCGCCCGGCGCATCCTGCACGCAGGCAGCCCCCGGCATGTGGCGGCGGGCAGCGCCCCGGCGCGGG